CATATATTATCGATATTTTGAACAATCCAATACTATCATATGATCATATCCATAATATATGTAACATGATGGTAGAAACGGAGTTACTTGCGGGTGTGATACGCTTCGTTTCTGTAATTATGTCCATCAAAAGATTTTTATAACTCAATAATTAATTTCTCAACTTTAAATAGATGTCTGGATTACCAGTTGTGAATTACGGTAGAATGGAGCGACTTAGGCCTCCAGAGAGTTCTCCAGTTCCCTTGACTTTAAACACGTTTTGTATCGCCTTCATCATCGTGGTCACCTTACTCATGTATAAACGGTCGGTGACGATCAGTCAACAACGTGGGCAATCTTATACTTGATACATTTACGAGGGGAAAGGTAAATATCCTTCTTCATGAGTTTTTTAAATTTTTCTTCGGGAATTTCAGTCTTCGACATGTACATCTTCTTGAGCATCTTCATAAACTTTTCGGATGTCTTCATCTCGTTGCGAAGATCTTGGAAACTTCCCCAAAATTCTGTAGTGAGTTGGTGAATCAGAAGGTACGCATTCTTCCCTATGCGACGCTCTGAACCACCCAGGAACACAAAGGTCGCCGCACTACAACACGAACCTTGGGCGATGGTGACAACCTTGACCCTAGAGCGCTCGAGAATATTCATCATGTTGAGTCCGGAGAAGATGTCTCCACCATCACTCATGATATGTATACGAATTTGGGGTTCATAACCAACGAGTTCAGCCTTCCTTTTGATCATTTCGATCTCGAGTTTCTTGAATTGTAAAACAAATTCAAGGGCATTTTCACGATCTATGTCACCATAGAAGAGGATTTCATTTCCGATAGTCTTGACACTGTCGTTGATCTCAATTTCTTTTTCTTCATCTGTCGTAGGCATGTTGGAGTGCCTTCTTTATTCTTGTCACGTCCCTTGATTTTAAGTTGTTTCCGATTGTTAAATGATTTATGACATCAAAATCTTGAGGTGTAATTTTATAGTCCATGAGGGGTTGTAACTCACCCTTCTCTGCGTACTTCTTTAATAGGCCCAATTCTTCTATACCGAGACCCATCCTAGACTTTTTGTGAATATCATCGTATTTGTGTTTTCGCATCTTATAATTGCCAAACTTGGTCCAACAGCTTCCCGGTCTAATTTTGTCTCGGTCGAGTGGTTCTCCTAAAGCTGATTTTGGTAGAGTGAGGGCGTTGAGTATAAAATAAGGCATGAGATACCAGTCCCCGTGTGAATACATCCGTGTATCGTATATGTCCGCCTCTGAGAATGCGTTGATGGCTTTGTTTATGTCTACACCTTTCGAATCCAAATAATTCTCTTGAAAAACATCCCATAGATGACCATGTTCTGCTATACTCTCGTAAAGTTGAATGGGCCGAGGATCCGATAGGATTTCGATGATAAATTCTTTCGGTGTTTGGAAATTGTCAATTTCATCGTAGCCTTCGATGTACGTGAAAAAATTTCGTATATTTCCCTGTGCTCGTATGGCTGCATTTTCTATGTGAGGACCGCGGTCCTCGGTAAGTTTCATGAGTACTTCGGGTGTGTGTTTCGGTATAAACACTGTCTCAAAGTTTGGGTACATACACATGCTTGTCGTGGTAACCAAGAGACACCCCCGAGAAATCCTGTCACCATCGGCTATCTGTTCTATGATAGGTTTAAATATCGGATCATAGTTTTCAATAAATACATGTTTCGTCGTCGGCTTTATGAACGGTAAAAACAAAGATTTACTTTTCATGTGTTCGGGGAGTAATTCGACGTGATTAAATCCCTCGAGAACTCTCTCGAGTATATACGACTTCCCAACACCCAGAGCGCCACATATGAACACGTTCTTTCTCTCGCGAATGTACTTACGAATGAGTTCAATTTGTTTCGTGTGAATCGTAGAAATAACAGGTTCCTTTTTTTGCGTGGTTACTGTAATGAAGGAATCCATCGATGACCTTACTAATCAGGCGATAGATTTGGTGCTCGGGAATGACGCACTCCATAAACGTATCGTAGAACCTTTAAAAAGGAAAATTATACCATACGTCGCGTGTAGTATCGTGACCAATCTGGTCATGTTCATTCTGTTGGTGTACCTTGCTCGGCGTCTGTCTCTTCTTCCTCTTCCTCTTCCTCGTCAGGACTGAGAAAATTTCCAACACTTTCGAACGGGGTATTTTTTGTCATGGCTCGTATAGGTTCTATAGTTTTCGGTAACTTTAGAAGTGGTATAGGACGCACGTTAAGAATCTCAGGTTTGGTAAATATACCATCCATAGGATATTCTTTCTCGAATTTTTTCAGAATCTCTTTGGGAATAGCTGGTGACTGTTCAAGGAGGCGGTCATATTCAGCTTTACATTCATCCACAAACTTCAGACCCTCTTTCTTACGCTCTTCACGGGGGAGAGAAAGTTGAAGTCGAATATTCCGTGAAAGACTTCCATGCGTGAGAGCGGCAGCTCTGTGATTTTCCACGAGTTCGTTAATTTTGAGGAACTGCATGATGGTGGCTATCAGGCCTGCTATCAGGTTCATACCACCAATAATAGAAGGAACCGTTCCTCTCATACTCTCGGGGAAAGAGGATTGAGCAAAGTTCGCTGTACCCGTAATAGTCGAAAGCACAATCACAGGTAAATTAAAACGCAGGCTCAATTTCTTATACAATAAAAAAGAACGATGATGCATGTATCTGTAGCAAGCGGTTGATTCACCCCATTGACGCAATACATTCTCATGGTACTCGTTCCACATTTCGCTCATATTAATTTCTTCTGACATCTTATACTAGATGAACATAATATTCGTAATTCATCTTGTTTTCTTGTTATGGATTTTGGTCGTACCCTTTATGAATGACCGTAGGCAACTCGAATTTTATTCCATTGTCATTCCTTTCATCTTTTACCACTGGTCGGTCAATGACGATACGTGTGCGCTCACGCAAGCTGAGATGTACGTGACAGGTCGTGATAAGGATGAAACGTTCATGGGTCGCGTGGTTGGTCCAATCTACAAAATGGAGGAGAATGACGTCAATCGTTTAACGAAGACACTCTTCTTCGTATTATGGGCGTTTGTACAGTACCGTCTCGGACATTTTGATTCTTTCTTGAAAGATATCAATAAAATGCATCTAAAGTTATCGAACAAATGAACATACAACCTTATCTCTGAATATGTAATATAAAAGAATCTCGTTATTCGTGAAGCCCCGAGGTGGTCTTTAATAATTTATTTAGTGATATCTGTTAATCTAAACGCGAATGTGACGCGTAATTTATCATTAAAACGTGAAGGACCTAGACCGCGATGTATCACTGTGGAATTATATAATACTGCTCGTCTTTGACATGGAATTATAGTTGTTATAGTTCCATCTTCATTTTTAATTTGTGTATAACCATCATTATCATTAATATAAATTACAAGTGTAAAAGCGTTTTGGTTAAAATCATCATCTTGATGATATACGCCATCTTGTCCATATGTTTGACCGTTTGCATACACGTTATGTAACTTATAATCTCTTCCAGTCAGTGTTTTAAGTTTATCTACTAATTTGTTTACATATGTATGATATTTCATCAAATCTAGTGACCAAAAAGATACACCTTGATTTTTATAAGATTTTATACCAAATTTCCATTCGGGTTTTTTTATTATTAATAACGCTTGGACCAGTTCATCATCATCTAAAAAATTATCAAACACTTCGCTCATATATATTAGTAATTAAAATTCTTTAATTATAGTAAATGAAGAACAAAACGAAAACCCGATTGCTTTGGATCGCACTCGTCGTACTCATTATCATAGTGGGATACATGCGGTACAATCCACAAATTATCGAGGTCTCTGTCCCAGTGCCAGTCCCAGTAGAGGTGATGATCCCAGAGGTTCGGAGGGAGCCGGAATTTAGAGGTCCTCCCATCAAACAATATAAACCTGGACGCATGCAACAGATGGGTATCCTCACGAACGAAGAGGGTGAAACCCTTCCCCTCTACGGTAAAGAAGTGCGTGGCCGTCGTGATCGCTATCATTACTATACCACGACGGGTGGTGAGAATTTATACCCCATTCCGGTATCTCATGATGGGCGTGATTGTATCGACGATATTGGGTGTCAGGAACTGTACGGAAATGAAGCAGTCTCTGTGACTGGTAAGACTGGTTCATTCGGTGTGAAAATGTACCGAACGGATGATTTTTTCTAACAAAAGTGATTTTTGAGTGAGTCGTATTCACTCTTTTGAAGTCCAGAAGTTTCTGAAAATTTCGCCTTCAGATTGAGTAACTCTTTTATAGTATCGTCATCGAGACTCTTGACAAAGTCCCTCTTAGCCTCGATGTCGTCCAATTGGTTATGTTCCCGTTGTGCCTGTACGTAAGGCCACGTATGTTTTCGCAACGATGCCACTTCAATTTCGAGTTGTACGATTCGCGCTAACAATAATTCTGTATCGGTCATACGTGATGTTCTGCCGACTTCCCTAAGTATATTTCTCATCTATTAATAAATGCAGTACAGAGATCTGAAGAATAAAGCTAAGCAGGTGGGTCTTCGTGTGACTAAGAATGTCGACGGGAAACGTGTCAAGCTCACAGCGAGAGAACTTCGTTCCAGAATTACCATGAACTTCGAGAATAGTGTGAAGAATGCCCAGAAGGTTATTCGTATTTGTCAAACCGTTGTCGCTTACACCCCTCGTGTGACCAACAACAAACGCGCCCCACCACCTCCTCGTGTGACCAACAACAAACGCGCCAAACTCATGGCTGAACTCAAAGCGGCCCTCACGAAAAAAGGTCTCCGCCAATAATAAATGCCAGGTGTGAAACAAATTCAGGAAGCGAAGAAAAAACTCAAAAAGGTTCCCAAACCTACGGGAAATAGTCCCAAACTCCCTACTGCTACGCTACTTCGTCTTATCGCCGCGGATCCTAAGATTAAACGGGATAAGGCGTTTGTGAAACGTGCTCTAGAACTCGCGAAATTAACTAAAAACTAGACCAAACTTCCTGGTGATGATCTTCTTCGCCCCCTCAAACGTCGGATGACCCCAGAGGTACCAACGGGACCAAAACCCAGCCCTGTTGATACCACTCTTCTTCCAGTCCTCTTTATCACTCGTTGTGACCTCGAGCATATCCTGGTCTGTTATGGCGCGTTTCGGTACCTGACCACCGTGGCGGAGTATATAGGAACGCATACGTGAAGGATTCTTGTGCTTGGTGTAGTCTGAATAGCCACTGGCACCAAAATCAACAGTCCTACCGTCTTCTAGAATAGCCCTAAACTTCTTCTTGGAGTTTGGACTCTTAACAATCTTGACGCGCATACTTGTAATAAAGTATCATAATTTAATTGCACGATTGGCACTTGTACGTCTCGAGACTTTTCACGAGACTGGCGCGGAGCGCCGAACGATCGGCTCTGTATCTTTCACCAGTGGAGAAAAGAGACCTTTCGGGACCACGCTTGACGAGATACAGGTGATCGTACGCGTGAAGAAGAGCGATCGCGAGGGTGATCGAACCAACAACCACACCGTTCATTTTACGAGCCGTGTAGGCATAGGCGATGATCACCAGGATGAGTATGATTTGGGCGAGAGTGATCTTGGGCATGACAAAACGTTTCTCGACTGTCTTGACAATCTCACTGGGTCGGGGAACGTACATCTCGTTTCGCTTGCCGTAACCGGGCATTTTTATTATGTGCTGAGAAAATAATGTGGCGTATATTCCTGGTCCCAGTGGTTCTGGTGCTCCACGATTATCTAAAGGCGCCTATAGACCTCTTGTACTTTACCAATCCAAGACGACCCTTCGTGGGTATGCGAAACGCGGTGATAGACCTGATCAATTGGAGATCTCAGTATCGTGTGAATGAGCACCCGGGTCTTTGGCTCATCAAGGCACACTACGAGAGGATTCGTCAGGAGTTTCTAAAAGTGTCACCGAGGCTCAAGCGTCACCTCTTCCATGAAGCAGATGTGTGGTTCGAGAAGAACGATGGGTACTACTTCTACAAAGCGGAGGACTTTCCTGTCCTGAAAAGTCTCATAGACCAGATACCCCCGATACACAAAGAAACGGCACTCTTTGCTGTCGTCGAGGGACCCATGACTATAGCACCACACCGCGCAGAGACGAATCTCTTACTTCGATATCATCTCACTATAGAAGGTGGTGGAGATTGCACCTTGTATACCGAGGGAGGATCACACGTACACAGTGAAGGAGAAGACTTTCTCTTCGACCACGCCAGGTACCACGAACTCGTGAAGACTGGTGATGGTCGAAGGGTTGTACTTATCCTTGATGTTCACAGGTGATTCCGACACGTTGCGATGTACATATCACTGCCACCTATGAGTTCTAGGGT